ATTGAAATGTATCTCAAGACATACGATGGCTACATGGGACAAAACGATTTTATATCTAAGTTTGGTTTGCAAGTTGATGAATCATTGACATTCACAGTTGCAAAGAAACGATTCTCTCAGATTCTTCAACCTAAGTTGATGACTGAGTACTCATACAATTTTAAACTTGAAGATAACGATTTACTGCGCCAAGAAGTAAATTTCGATCAAGACTATACTGGCTACATTCGCCCTAAAGAGGGTGATCTAATTTGGTTTCCATTTACAAGAGATTTGTTCGAAATTAAGTTTGTCGAAAATATTGAAACACTCTTTCAATTGGGTAAACTTTATACCTATGAATTGCGTTGCGACAAATACGAATACTCTAGCGAAGTTCTTAATACAGATATTGCAGACGTTGATCAACTTGAAACAGATTACAGTTTGTCTACAAGCAATGTTCCTAGAACACTTACTGAAGATGGTGATGCCTTACTTGCTGAAGAAGGCGGGTACTTGATGGAAGAGAGCAATATGGTAGAAGAAAAAGACGATACCGCACAGAATGATTATATCACAGGGCGTATCAATGACGATGACATTTTGGATTTCTCAGAGAAGAATCCATTTGCTGAAACGAGGGTGTGGTAATGTTTGGACACGATTTTTATCACGGCACATTAAGACGCCATGTAATCATGTTTGGCAATCTCTTCAATGAGATGCAAATTAAGCGTTTTGATCAGAACAATAATACTATTCAAACAGTCAATGTGCCAATTGCATATGGACCAAAACAGCGTTATATTGAACGCGAACTAGGTGATCCAACAGGTCTGCGTAGCGTATCAATTGTGCTACCGCGCATGTCGTTTGTAATGTCTTCAATGTCATATGCACCAATTCGTAAGTTGAATAGCACACTCAAGTACAAGAGCAATTTCAACGCAACAAACAAAGAGTTTTCTTCAGTCTATGCGCCTGTGCCATACGACATGAACTTTACATTATCAATCATGACAAAGAATGCTGAAGATGGCATTCAAATTGTTGAAAAGATTGTACCATTCTTTACGCCAGACTTTACAGTTACGGTAAGAGCATTGCCAGAACTAGGAGTTAATCTTGACGTTCCGATTGAACTTACTAATGTAACTTCAGACGATAGTTATGAAGGGCAGTATGAAGACCCACGCATTATGACATGGGATTTAGATTTTATTGTCAAAGGTTATCTGTTTGGACCTGTCACAAAAACAAAGTATATTACAAATCTTGAAGTTAACACATTCAACGATGATGGTAATGATAACTTTGACTTAGACGCAACTCAACTCTTTACAGGAAATTCGAACTTTCAAACTTCGAATACAATATCATGAAACAAACAATAGATCAAAAAATAGAAACTGTTTTAGACATTGCGCCAGCCGCATCTAACATTGTACCGAAAAAGAATACGGTTGTAATTGAAAATACTACAGTTGATGATGACTATGAGTATGCAAGAAAAAACTTGAGAACTTTAATTGACAATGGCAAAAATGTCATGGAAGATTTAGCCTACCTTGCAAGAGAAGGTGAGTCACCGCGCACATACGAGGTATTAGGACAACTCATTAAGACACTCGCTGAGACAAATAAAGATTTGTTGGATATTGCAAAGAAAAAGAAAGATATTCAACAAGAAAAAGGTGGCGAACAACCAACGCATGTTACAAATGCACTATTTGTTGGAAGTACCGCAGAATTACAAAAATTGATAAAGGGAAACTAACATGTATCAGTATAGAGCAAAAATTTTAAAAGTACTTGACGGCGACACAGTAGAAATTGATTTGGATTTAGGATTCAAAATTGTTCTATCAAATCAAAAAGTTCGCTTGGCTGGCATCGATACACCAGAATCTAGAACTACAAATACTGAAGAAAAGCCAAGAGGGGTGTTGTCAAAGAAAAAATTGCAAGAAAAACTACCAGTTGGTTCATGGGCTATGATTGAAACAATGCGTCCTGATAGCAATGACGATAAGTTTGGTCGTATTCTAGGTGTATTCATTACTGAAGACGGCACAAGAGTCAATCAATGGATGATCGACAATAACTATGCAGTTTTATACATGGGCGAGAACAAAGAACTAGTGCAAGAAGCACATCAACAAAACAAAAAGATTCTCATTGAAAGAGGCGAACTGCCAAACAAATAATTTATGGCAACTAAAACATATCTTGGTAACGCGAATCTAAAAGCGATTGGTGTAGACCTTGAATTTACTGAAGATCAAATTCAAGAATACCTCAAGTGCGCTAAAGATCCGATTTATTTTATTGAATCTTACTGTAAAATTGTAACGCTGGACCACGGGCTTCAGCCGTTCAAACTTTACGACTGTCAAAAAAACAAAGTCAACGTCATTCACAGCAATCGCAAAGTGATTCTGATGGAAGGGCGTCAACAAGGTAAGACTACTACATCTGCGGCATACATTCTTTGGTACACATTGTTTCAAACAAGCAAAACAGTTGCGATTCTTGCAAACAAAGCGTCAGCGGCGCGAGAAGTTTTATTCCGTTATCAATTAATGTATGAGAATCTTCCAATCTGGTTGCAACAAGGCGTATCGACATGGAACAAAGGTGACATTGCACTAGAGAATGGCTCTATTGTATTTACAGCCGCAACAAGCAGACAAGGTATTCGTGGTAAGTCAGTTAACTTATTGTATGTTGACGAAACTGCTATTATTCCAAACAATCTTGCTGAAGAATTCTTCACCGCAGTTTATCCTACAATCTCTGCTGGTGAAACTACAAAGATTCTTCTTTCATCTACGCCACTTGGCTACAATCACTTTTGGAAATTCTGGAACGATGCACAGAATGATCGTAATGGTTTTGTGCCGTTATTCATTCCGTATTGGGACATTCCTGGTCGTGATGAGAAATGGGCTGAAGAACAACGTAGGCTTCTTGGCGAACTTCGTTTCAATCAAGAGGTGTTGTGCAATTTCTTGGGTTCAAGTCTTACACTCATTGCCGCAGATACAATCGCGCAGTTGTCACCAGATCAACCAATTCACAGCAAAGACGGATTGGATGTATACGAAAGAGCAGAAAAGAATAGAACTTATGTCATTGTTGCTGATACAGCAAAAGGTGTTGAGGGTGATTATTCAGCATTTCAAATCATTGATGTTACTGAGATGCCATACAAACAAGTTGGTAAGTACAGAGACAACAAAATCAGTCCATTGCTTTACCCATCTTTCATTTACAAACTAGCAAAAGAGTTTAATGATGCATATGTTTTGGTAGAAATAAATGTTTCTGAACAAGTCGCAGAAATTCTCTACAATGAGTACGAATATGAAAACATCATTTTTGTAAATAGAACTACGAACGGGCAAGTTGTTTCAGGTGGCTTCGGTGGAGGCAAAACACAACTCGGCGTAATCACAGATAAGAAAGTCAAAAGAATTGGGTGTTCCAACTTTAAATCAATGGCTGAAGAGAAGAAATTACTCATCCGTGACGCAGATACTATTTCAGAAATTTCAACATTCATTCAAAAGAGAAACAGTTATGAAGCCGATGAAGGTTATCATGATGACCTTGTCATGCCCTTTGTTTTATTTTCATGGCTCACGACTAACCCATATTTTAAAGACCTGACAAACATAAATATACGAAAAGAGTTATATGAGAAGCGTATTCAGGACATTGAACAAGAATTGACTCCATTCGGAATCATCGATGATGGGCACGATGAAGGCTCTTTCGTAGATTCAAACGGTCAAATGTGGCAGAGTGAAAATTCATTTTTTTATAAATAAAACAAGAATAATGAATGAATACCCTTTAAGTGAAAGAAAAGATATAACATCTTACAATCAAGGAGAAAAAGAATGGCAATCAATTTAATCTCACCAGGAATTAAGATTACCGAACAAGATCAGGTAGCGACAATTCCCGCTTCCGGCGCATCTGTAGGTGCAGTAGTCGGTATGCATAGATGGGGTCCAGTTGAGAAAGCAACACTGGTAACAAGCGAAACAGAATTGGTCGCCCAATTCGGTGCGCCAAATGCAACCAACGCTGTTGACTTCCTAACCGGAGCAAACTATCTATCATACGCAGGCGCATTGTATGTTTCCCGCGCAAATACTACTGGTTTGCTTAACGCAACCGCAGAAGCAACTACAGGTTCAGGTAACACTGGTCTAGGTCTTCTAATTAAGAACGATGATGTGTATGATAACACATATGCAGATG